CCAGAGGAACAATTCTCAGCCCTGCGCCGTCTGGATGCGCTCATGCTCGAATGGGCCGGCCCAGGCTGCAACATTGTTCTGGGCTATAACAGGCCCTTGGTTCTGGGCGGCGGCGATCTAGGGGACGCCTCCTATCTGCCAGACTGGGCTTTAAACATCGTCGCCCTGTCCTTGGCCCTGCGGATCATGCCCGCGATTGGCAAGACCATGAGCAGCGAAAGCCGGATTGCGCTGGCGCAGGGTCTCAATGCGCTGCGAGCTGCAAGCGCGGTCATCCAAAGTCGTCCTATCCCATCAATGGTCGCGCTAGGGGCGGGCAGTCGCCGTTATGGGGCGGCAGGGGTATGACGCGGATTAGCACCCTGTCTGGCATCAAGGCCGATGCAACGGCCCGGTTGCGAACCAGTTATCCAATCAATCTTGAGCCTGTGATTGCCGAAAGCGGCTTATCAGACGGCTATCTCCACAGTCCGCCCGGCGTGACCCTGATCAGCACCGGGCCGGGCCGGGATCGCGGGGCTATCAACTGGAATGGGGCTTGCTACCGGGTCATGGGGTCCAAACTGGTCCGAATAGATGGATCGGTCGTGACCGTGCTTGGCGAGGTCGGCGACAATGGCGGTCCGGTTTCAATGGATTACAGCTTTGACCGTCTGGCTATTGCCTCAAACGGCAAGCTTTTCTACTGGAATGGATCAAGCCTAGCGCAGGTTACAGACCCAGACCTAGGCCTCGTCCTAGATGTGATCTGGATCGCGGGCTATTTTATGACGACTGACGGCACGAATCTGGTCGTCACAGAGTTAAGCGACCCCTTTGCGGTCAACCCCTTAAAATATGGCTCATCCGAGGAAAGCCCTGACCAGATTGTCAGCTTGATTAAGATTAGGGGTGAGGTCTATGCAATCAATCAGACCTCGACCGAGAACTTTCAGAATGTCGGTGGTTCAGGCTTTCCCTTTGCAAGAAACAATGGCGGCTTGATTCCAAAGGGCACAATCGGCACTTATGCCAAAGCGCACTTTTTGGACACTTTCGCTTGCGTCGGGGCCTCGCGCAATGAAAGGGCCAGCGTCTATCTAGGGGGACCAGGCCAAGCCTTGCCGATCTCTACGCCAGAGATTGACCGAATCCTTGGCGAACTGAGCGACGGCCAATTGTCGACCATAGAGCTTGAGGCTGTTGTCGATGCCAATGAACAGCGCCTATTGGTCCATCTGCCTGATAAGACCCTCGTTTATAGCCACCAAGCGTCGCGCAGGGCGGAGCAATCGGTTTGGCACATCCGCGCCTCTGGGATCATGGCGGATCAGGCCTATGCGCCGCGCCATGCCGTCCTGACCAATGGCCAATGGATTGTCGGCTCACTGGATGGCATGGTGGGTTACATGGATGAAAGCGTCCAGACCCATTTTGGCATTGTCGCGGGCTGGCAGTTTGACACCGCACTGATTTATAACGATGGGCGAGGGGTGCTGATCAAGGCGCTTGAACTGTTCGGCGTACCGGGTGCCTGCCCCTTTGGTAGCGACCCGACCGCCTTTTTATCCATCACGCAAGATGGCCGCACCTGGGGGCAGGAACGGGCCATATCACTGGGCAAGACTGGCGAGAGCCGCAAGCGGATGCAATGGCGACCAAAGATCATGGTGCGCGCCTATGCGGGCCTGCGGTTTCGGGGTGCTAATACGGCTATTGCTTCATTCTCCCGCCTTGAGGCCGATTTAGAGGCCTTGACGGTATGATCGAATATGAGATTGACCGCGCAGCCCTAAGCCGGTTCTTTGGGCAGGACAACCGCACCATCCTAGCTTTTGAGAATATCCAGCGGGCGGCGTCGCAGGTTAGCGGCGCGGTAGAAAACGCGGTGGAGGCTCAGGCCGTAGCTGATGCAGCTACGGCGGCGGCGGCGGCATCGGCGGCGGCGGCGGCATCCGCCCAGTCTACGGCGGATACAATCGCGGCGGCGGCGTTTGTTGTCCTGGCATCATCGGGGGCCTTATCGGCGGAGCGTGTTCTAATGGGCGGAGCGGGCGTGTCGCTGGATGTGGCGACCGCTGGTCTGGTTAAGATCGTGGTTGATGCCCTGGCTGTCCTTAATGCGGCCCCCATCATGCTAACGCAGCCCGTTGATGTCCAATCCTCCTTGCGGTGCGACAGTTTGCGAATTGACTCCACGCCAACAGCCACGGTCACGGCGTCAACGCATTCGATCCCGGTGAGCATCAATGGCACCACCTATTACATCCGCCTGAGTGCCACGCCATAGGCCTGATCCTTGGTGCTTTGACCCGTTACGATTTCAATCGCATCCCCAAGATAACAGCCGGGGGTCGCCGTGGGTATCTTTTCAAGCATCGCCTCGTTTTTTGGGGCATCGAAGAAGAAGAAGGCCGCTGGCCAAGCCGCCGCAGCCCAGCAGGCCGCTGCCCAACAGGCTATTGATGCCGTCACCGCGCAACAGGCCGCGACGCAAGCTTCTCTAGCCCCTTGGACCGAGGCTGGGCGCAAGGCCCTTAGCGGTCAGAGTGACCTTTTAGGGCTCAATGGCGGATCAATGCAGGCCGATGCGATAGCGGCCCTAAAGGATAGCCCGCTCTTTCAGTCGCTATTTCGTACAGGTCAAGAAACGATCTTGCAGAACGGATCGGCAACAGGTGGTCTGCGCGGCGGGGATATTCAAAGCAGCCTAGCCAATTTTGGCTCCGACACCCTGGCAAGGGTCATTCAAAACCAGTTAGCCAATCTTGGTGGAATTTCCGAAGGCGGCAACGCCACGGCGACCAATATTGGCCAGCTTGGCGCGGGGACCGCAACCAATGTTGCAAAGCTTCGAGTTGGTCAGGGCCAAGCCCAAGCGGGCGGCATCCTTGGTCGGGCAAATGCTAGCCTAGAGCAAATGAAGGCCGGGGCTGACATCATTGGCAATCTTGTTGGCAAGTTCGATTTTGGCGGCGGGCAACCTGCGCCGGGGGCGGGCGGGACCGGTGGCGGCATTAACTGGGCCGCTCTTGCAAAGGCTTTTCTCTAATGGAAGGGCCAATCGACTACTGGGGGCAGTTGTCCAATATTGATGTCGGCAAGGCCTTCACCGACAGCCTCCGCGCGGCTCAACAGCGTCAGGCACAACAGGCCGAGATGGTGCAGGCTCAACAGGCGCAGGCGCGGCTTGATGCGGCGCAGGAGGCCTTTATCAAGAATCCGTCCGCCGAAAATGTCCGGACGCTGTTTATGCTTGATCCAAAATCGCGAGAGGCCATCCAGGCGGCGCACAAAGCCTCGGACGCTGAAACCCAAAGCATAAACTTAAAAGATCAAACGGCGGTTCACGGCTATCTAAGCGCCGGGCGTCCGCAAGATGCCTCTCGCATTCTTCAGCGCCGCATTGATGCCGACAAGGCCGCAGGTCGCGATACGTCCGACGATCAACAGATGCTGGACCTGATCAATGAAGACCCCGCCGCAGCCCGCGCCGCGTCGGTCTATAGCCTTGCTGGCACTGTTGGCCCTGACCAGTTTGCCGCGACCTTTGGTAATCTTGGCGACGCCGACCGAGCTAATGCCAAGTTACCTGGGGAAATCGCCCAAAACGCGGCTGCGACCCAAGGCGCAATTGCCACTGCGAACAAGACCATTGCCGAGACCAGCCAGATCGCTCCGAATGCCGAGGCTGAACGTCAGTCCAAGGCGGCGCAGGCTAGGCGGTGGCAGGCTCAAACCGCGAACGAAGCGGCGCGGCTTAACTTGGATGTTGGTAGATATCAGGACGATGTCGCGATCCGATATGCACAGCTAGACCAGACAGCCAACACCCTACCTGCACCCGCTCAGGCGTTGGTCAATACGGCAGTCCTTAACTCGACCTCTGCGCGGTCACTATCCGCGAAGGCCAGTAGCCTTGCCGACAAGTTGGCCACGGCCAGTGCATCAGGCGGTGTTACAGCCGGTGTTATCACGGCCCTGACCGGCCTGTCTGGCGATGCCAGCGCCGTTACCCAGTTGCGCCGCGACTATGAGCAATTGAGAAATCAGCAGGCGGTGAAAAGTCTGCCGCCCGGTCCAGCCTCAGATAAAGACATTCAAATGGCCCTTAAGGGCTTTCCCGAACCAACGGCAAGCGCCGACACGATGGTCGCTTTCCTGCGCGGCGTGGCCAAAATGCAAGACCTCGTTGCCCAGGACAATGACCTGCAAGCCGATTGGCTGGTTGGCAATGGCGGTTCGCTTGGTCCAGCCCGCAACGGCGGCTTTTTTGTCGGCAATCGGCTGGTCAAGCCCGGTGAGCGGTTTAGCGCCGTGATTACGGAGCGCAACAGGGAGCAGGCCAAGGCCGCAGCCCAAGCGCGGATGGCTCCCAAATGAAGGGCCACGAAATCAGTTATCGGGCCGCGTCCTATGACGCGCTGGACGCCAGAGTCACGGATAAACTTGGCCTGCCGGCAGGGCTTTTACAGTCAGTCCGCACCAAGGGCGAGCGGACAAATGCCGACCAGGTATCGAGCGCGGGCGCAAGGACGGTCTATCAGATCATTCCTGCCACACGCCGCGCCGCGATCAAGCAATACGGGATTGACCCCTACCTATCCGCAGAGAATGCCGCAGAGGTCGCGGGCCGCTTATTGTCCGATAGTCTAAAGCGTAATGGCGGCGATCCGGCTAGGGCCGTGGCTGAATACCATGGCGGGACGAACCCAGCCAATCATGGCCCAATTACCCGCGCCTATGTGGGCCGCGTTACCGGATCGTCTGGATTAAATGGAACGCGCCGGGGGTTAGTCCCTGCCATCCCAGAAGCCATACTGACCAATTATAACACGCCCGGCGCTATGAGCGCAGCGGATCGCAAGCGGATTGATGATGCCATCAAGGCCGGGTCACTCGCCTTGCCAGAAGGTATGGCCCTAACGCGCCCGCAAGAGGCCGCCAAGCCCGACGCGGCGGTGATCCCCAAGCGGGTGATTGATAACTTTAACAACCGCTCGGAAATGACCGAAAATGAGCGGGCCATGCTGGAGCGCGACCTTGCGGACGGGCTCATTGTTCTGCCTCAAGGGGCTACCCTAAAGCGGCCCGATCCCCTGGCCGCAGGCCAGCGACTAGCCATGGGTGCGGGTGGTGTCGCCCGTGGTGCAGCAGCGCTTATTGATATGCCGATCAACGCCGTCAATGCAGCAGCTAATCTGCCCTTTGTATTGGCTGGACAGAAGGCCCCGATTCCGACAACCGGCCCATTCAGTGGCGCAGTTGATCAGGCCCTTAATGCCGCTAATGTTCCTATGCCCGCGACCAAGGGCGAGAAGGTTGTGGATGCCATCGTCCAGGGCGCAACCCAAGGCCTTGCCACGGCTGGCATTGGTGGATTGATGTCGGGCGCAGCCGGGATTACGGGCGCAGTTGGGCGCAGTTTAGCCGCGGCACCCGTTCTAGATACTGTGGCCTCTGGCGTTGCCGGTGGGGCGG